TTACACAGTTCCAATAACTGTTACTGCCACAGTTGTTCCAGTCCAATCAGTTGAAGCAGTACCATCCTGCTCAACCGAAGTTACCGTCAGAACTAATCCACTAAATGAAACTCCTATTGCGGTGAAAGCCGCATCTTGTCCGGCAGTAATTACTGCGCCAACAATTTGAGTAATAGCCGTAATGCCATGATCTGCCGCAGTTAAAGTGATCGTATCACTTGCTGAAGCAACCGTCGCTGTTACACCTACTATTCTATATACTCCGCTGAACTCTCCACCATATGTCAATGTTCCTGTTATTGCTCCCATCTTATATTCCTCCTTATGAAATTATTTTATTTTTACAGTTGTGCAGTTACACCAGTATCAAGAGCAACAACACCGTACTCTAAACTATTAAACATGATCTTCTGAATTCCACCGATTATCCCGGTTGCAAATCCAACTTTGTTCCCATAGTCAAAAGTTTTTTCTACCCAACCATTATCATTTGAAGCTTTTGCAAATACTGCGGCTTGTTTCCCACACAGTAATGCCCGGCAACAATCTGCCGTACAATCTGTACCTACTGCCGGCCCTCTGAATGAATGAAGGGCAACAGTAATATCCAAGAATGGTACATACTCATGTTCTTTCACAAGAACACCATCCCATACCCCTAACGATCCACGGAAAATAGGATTCTGTTCACCACGGATATTTGCTTCTCTCTGTGCCTGTGTCCAGACTGCATTAGTCTTTAAATCATATGCTTGCCACGGATGAATGAACATAACGTATAAGTTACGCCCATCAACACGTAAAGGTTGAATCTTAGGACTTGCAGTTACCGCTTTAAGTTTTGTTTTACTGATTAATGCAGGAGTGATAACATCGGTTGTAGTCAATGAATCTGTTCCTTCGGTATCAGCACACAAATATCGTGATCCATATCCTGCGGCTGTATCAGCATCAGGGATATAATCGGGTGTGTTTGACCATAATGCATCAGCACCAACAACCGTGCCGTTTACATCATTTAATGTCGTATTAGCAACACCACCAAGTTTTAAAAACATCTGCCGTTCAATAAATTCCTGTAATCGAATAGACAGTTTATTCTTTGCATCTGTACGCATATTATATGCGTTAAATTTCTCATCAAGTTTACCAGTTAAACGAACCGCAAACCGTTTTTGACCAATTATCACTTGTTCGGAATACGCGCTAATTGCTTCTTCGTTTCCTTCTAGCTCATCATCTCCGGATACACCAGCACCAGTAAGTTTTGCTGTCAAAGGTAAAGTAATTCTATCTCCTTTGCCTTTCTTTAGATCATTTTTAACCTGAATAATGTTATTCTCACCTTCACCCATAAGACCGGCTTGTGTGAAATACATATTATCCATTACATCTTTAAATAACTCTTTTTGCCATACCTCACGCCTTAATGCGTCAACGGATACTGTATTTGCCATTTATCTATACCTCGCTTTATTTTATTTTTACTCTTTTAATATTCGTTCTCTTACTTCACGGGGTAATGTATTAAACTTAGCCGTTGACATATTTGCTACGTCGGCCAAAGTCAAATCACTATGCGCAATCTTTCTGCTACCACCCCCACCAGCAACAGAAGCACTCGATACCTTCTTATTGGCATTCTCTACCATACGGTCTAATTTTTCGGATTCACCTTTTGTTTCCGTATCTTCTTTTTTTTCTTTCTTCTCGGTGTCACCACCGTTCTTATAATCTGGATGTAATTGTCCCAGTTCGTATGCTATATCAGCGGCAGTTTCCTCTTGATTTGGATCAAGAGCGTTAGATGCCGCAACAACAAACTCTTTATATAATCTGCCTGCCTTAGCCATTAATTTCGGTTTATCAGCAAATAACTCTTTGTGATTTTTAATCACCTTGTCTGCTAAATCCGTTACTTTATCGAAATCAGAATATTCCAACTTAGCTTCTTCGCCTTGTTCATAAACAGCTTGTCTTACTGCATTAGCATGTTTATTCGCTTCATCATCCTTGTCCTGTTTATCTTTATCATGTTTTTCAAGAACCTCTTTAAGATTCTCTTTGGGTTTATCATCACCAAGAATTTCGTCTACCCCATCTTCTTTTTTATCAGCTTTATCAGCACGCAATTCTTTTAATGTTTCGATCTGCTCATTAGCATATTTAAGCTTAATCAAAGCCTGATCACGTTGAGCGTCAGCCTGTTGACGTTTTCTAGTCTCACGTTTCTGCTTGATATACAACCCTTGATCAGACTTACTTAGTTTATTGCGTTCTGCTTTTTCTTCATCAGTTAAATCAATCCATCCTTTCTTCTTTTTACCTTCTGGTTTTTCTTCTACCTTTTCTTCCTCTTGCTTATCTTTCTCACCTTCTTCACTTTTTTCCTTTTCACCATCTTTCTCACCACCTTCTGTAACTAATTTGTGTTCCTTAGCCATCCTGATTTCTTCCGACGATAAGTCGTCTTTCACATCAGCTTCGGCAGGCTTAGTAATTTCCGGTGTCTCTTTTACTACTTCAAGTTCAATTGATTCTTTCTCTTGATTCTCTTGGACTTTTTCATTTTCCATTTTCTTTCTCCTCTTGCGAATAAGATCGCATCCTGTTTAGTGGATTTGTGTCCACTTCTGCAATATCTATTGTTTGTTTATCTGATTTGAGTACACTCATTAATTTACCTTTAAAAAATGTTAATTCTAGTTTCAATATCCCTGTCATGCTATATTCAACATACCGACAATATTCTTTAATCAATACTTCTTCAATACGCTTTTCATTCTCAATAAATCCCATTGACTTATTTCCCCGGGTTTGCTTGTTGTTGCTGTTGTTGCATCATCATGGCCTGTTGTTTCTCAATAGACTTAATAATTTTATCTTTGTGTGCCTCCGATAATAAACTTTCTTCAATAATCACATCAGGCGGTACTGGTATACCTCTTTCAACCATCTCCATTAATGTCATAAAATTAGCATACTTTATCGTCTCATTGTTAGCACTCTCACTTACTGCTACATCATAATTGCCTATCTGCGGATCATTCAATACGTCATTAACCGTATTAACTAATAACTCAACATCCATTTCCATAACCAATTCACCGGTTGTTGGATCAATCTGCGGCTTCATCTTCGCTTGACCAGTCTGCGGATCAATATTCGGCTGGCCTGTCATTGGGTCAACTCCCGGCTGACCAGTCGCAGGATCAATGTCTGGTACAAGTTTAGGTTTCTGAAAGTTTTCATTGACAAATGAATCACCTAATACTTTAATAGCTGTATCTAAATCATAACACGCACCTAATTGAGATAATAAGAATTTACCCAAGATTCGTTTAGTTAAAGATAAGTTATCAAATAACTTCTGCACCATCACCAACCCTTGTTTTTGTCTTAAATGAATCGCTCGGCCCGATGCAGTCTTAGTATCACTCATTGCAAGTAAATCAGTATTAATACCTGATGATTCCTTCAAATCCTGCGTATTCTCAATAGCTAACTGTGCATGACCTTGTGATAATGGGGTAGGGATGATCTTCTCTGGTTTCTGTCTACCTTGCTTATATTCAAGGTTTATTCCCGGACTTGAACCGAATTTACGGACTTTAGCTTTATCAACCCATACATCTTGTTCAGACAACCACCCACTATTAGCAGATGTGTTAAGTATTCTCAACTCCTGTGTGCGTCTCTTGTTATACTCGTTATTAAGGTCTTTAAGACCTCTTGCTATACCCTGCACCATTAACTCACGATTCTTGACCGGTACAGTCGTTCTGTATGCATAATATGGGATCAATGGATACCCTTTATATTTCGGATAACACCATACTTTTGCATCATCCATGTCCGTATGCCCGATCATTGATTTAAGCCATATTTCAGGAATAATCCGTTCAATGACCATTGCGCGTGGTTTACCTTCCGGTGACATACCTTCCGGCTCAGAATTAACCGTACTTACATACGTTACTGCTTCATCTTTGTCTTTTGCTTCCTTAAAGCTATTAGCTTTCCGATCAACAACAAAATACTTCTTAACATACTTTTTATAGTAATATTCGAGAAGGTCATATTTTTTCTCCTCATCTTCCCATTCAGTACCGGTATTATCATCATATCCTGTACGTTGTTTCTCAATACCTAACCGGTCTTTATCAGGTGACCAAGAATCAATCTCTATCTTACCATCAATATCCTTGATCTTCTTTTCTTTATCGGGGAATAGTTTAATTACTTCATCTTCAGTTAAATCGTAGGTTACTTTTATTTCATACGAAGCATCATTAAAATCGTATTCTTTAGCTTTCGGATCAATAAATACCCTGTTATAATCAACTTTCTTGAGTTTCATTTTACCGTTAAGCAAATCCCATGTATAATCAAGATACGGCTCAACAAAACTTTCACCACAAGTCAAT